TTAGATCCTCTTTGATTTGTTTGAGTTGTTACAGAACCACCTAAAAAATACTCTGTACCTTTAGTATACTCAGATCCATAAACCAAAATAGTTGTGGCTTTTGTAGTTGAAAGTGTTGTTAAATTCGCTGCACCATAAGGAGCAACATCAAGAACATTATTAGCAACAGTTATTACTAAAGCTTTAAACACTCCGTTTGAATTTGATATAATAATAGTATCATTTACTCTAACGCCATGCTCTCCACTAGCTACAGTATTATTATCAATGTCTGCTTCAATTGTAACTTGACCTGAAGATTCTACTCCTCCAGTTCCACTACTTACATTACCTAAATAAGATAAGTGTAATCTGCCCTGCTCTGACCAAACAACTTGATCAGATGTCATAGGCTCTTCAGCACCAACCATAGATAAAAATCCAGAGATTGTCCTATTACCGAAAACCTCTGCCTCTTTTTCCATTAAGTCAGGTAGGTACTGCTGTGCCCAACCTGCAGTAGCTGTTGCTGTAAAATCTATGTAGTTACTAGATAGTGTTTGTTTTCCCGGAGCCGGGACACTATTTAGACTACCACCTGCTGTAATTGCCATAATTTTTAATTTTTAATTTTAAATTTATTTTTTGTTTTTAATTTTAAATTTAAAACTAGCAGAATCATCACCTAAAGCTCTTACTTTTATACCTCCAGCCTCAACTTCTTGAAAGCCTTGTCTAGAAGACATGTTTATGTTTTTAGATTTAGCAACACTATCCTTGATAGCATCAGCCTTACCCTGTTCATAAAAATGTTTAGCAATAGCATCAGAGTTCATAGCTGTGAATAAAGACTTGTGATAACCTTTAGCATCTTCTACTTCATTATTTTTGTTCAAAAACTTTTTGACAAAATTATTGATATCGCTTTGAGTTTCTTTTACTTTACTCGCTTCTTTAACATTAAACCTATATTTCTTATCTCCAACATCATATTCAAAACCTTTGAACTGATCACTAAAGACTTCATTTGTTTTGTTTAAGAAAACTTTTTTTTGCTTCTCTGCTAATTTTTGAGACTCTTCAGTCTCTTTGTTGTAACGATTGAAAAAATCAATAGCTTTTTGCTGTTCAGGTGCTAACTTAGAACCCATTTTGATTTCTTCATAATATTTAGACTTTTGTCCGTCTAAGTGGACTTTAGCGTTGGCAACTTGCTCTTTAAACGCCAATTTTTTTCTTTTAATATCTTTCTCTTCATCTTCTTCTTCATCGTAAGAAAAAGAGTCTTCCATTAAAAAATTAATTTCATCATTATTTAGATGAGGCTTTGTTTGTTTATAATATTCTAATAACAAAGTTTTATCATCTAAACTACTGTAATCTTGATTTAGTCTAACATAATCCTCTAGACTTCCTCCAGTTTCTTTCATGAAGTCAACTACCTTTTGTATATTTTCAGGTAGTTCAACTCCCGTTTCTTTTTGTTCTTGTACAGCTTCTTTAACTTCCTCAGTTAACTCTTCTGTTTTTTCTTGAACTTGTTTTTCTTCTTCTTCCTCTTTTACTTCTTCAAGGACAGGTTGTTCTTCTACTTCTTTTTCTTGTCCGGTAGATTCTTCATTTGTTTCTTGCTCGTTTTTTTCTTGAACCTCTGAAATAGTTTCGGATTCGTTGCTGCTAGAAACCTCATCTGTGCTTTGCTCTTGAACGGCATCTTCTTTTTCTTTTTCTTCTTTTACTATTGGTTTTGATAAGTCAACTTTTATAATATCATCAGTTAACTGTCTTTTTAATGAAGGTCTACCCCTCTTCTTTTTAACTTGTACTTTTTCTTCAACAGGTTTTTCCTGTGTGGTAGTAGTAGACTCGTTTTTATCCACCACTACTTCTTCTATTGTTTTTTCTTCCATGATATAATATAATATAAATTAAAAAATTGTAATCTCTTATTGAGCTTCCTTAAAAGTCTTGTATGCAGTCTTTACATCATCTGTCCATACAGCATTTGCTATTGCTTGTACATTAGCTGCTTCACCTGAAATATCAGTGGCTGTATGCGTCCAACTGTTATCACTAGGATCTTGAACTGAACTAAATGGAACTAATACATGCCTATGAAAAGATCTTGTTAATTCAACACCATCTTCTTTAACAATAGTAGCTGTTCTTACTTGAATATTCCAATCTTGAACTACTTCTATTTTATCTACTTTTACTTCTTTTGTTATTGCCATAATTTATTTATTTATTTGTCCGCACCTAGAACCTACTAGATGTATTTTTTAACCAGCTTTATAAACAATATTGCCTATTATTTCTCCTGTTTGATTAGCAGTAAAAAGATCACTGGGTTCATTGTTAGTTCCACCTGATTTTCTTAATTGTATTAAAGAAGCATTTGCATCTATAGTTGCTATAGCTATGGCTGAATTACAAAAATTAGTATCAACCTCACAAAAGCTACCAGCATGCTTAACATTTGTTACATTTAAAGATGTAAAAGGTAACCCACTAAGATTGCTATTTTGATTTGCTTGTCCAGAATTTACATTTAAACTAAATGAAGCATAAACCATGTCTCCGATTTTTGTATATCTACCAAGCTGAACTGAGTAACCTATAGCTGATCCACTACTCACATCCATAACAGGTGTCCAAGTACCTTCTTCGTAATCATCTAAAGTATTAGAAGCAACTTTTGAAGTTACTCCTAAACAAATACCTTTTCCAGCAGCTGAAAATGCTATATCACCATTTTCTACTACTAAATCACCTCCAGCCCCAGAAGCACCAAAGGTAAATGCTTGATTACCATTAGTGTAAATTCTTATTTCACCTCCATTAGTAGATGATGAAATACCAGATTGACCACTAGCTAAACCATTTCCTTCAAATTCTATTCCTTTTGAAGAAATTAAAACTCCATCAGGTTCAATCGATAATCTTTTTACAGAAGAATTACTACCTGATCCAGAACTACCAGCAGAAGGTGCTGTATAAAACTCTATTACTCCAGTGCCACTGCCAGTTGAATTACCTGAAAGTAAAAATAAACCACCAGCATTAAGATCTGTACCTCCTGATTGAGCATTACCTCCTGCTACAGTTAAAGCTTTTCCAGCACCTGAACTAGCTGCAAGAGGATTTATAGATGCATTAGCTGCATTACCAAGAGTTACAACTCCACCAGATACAGCAATATCACCTACAAAAGTTGTATCACCATTACTTGCAATTGTCATTGCATTAGCTGTACTAGTAGTACCAATTGTACCACTATCTGCAACTTTTAATGCAGCTGCATTAAAAAATCCATTAGTATCAAAAAAAGCATCAACTCCATCGCCTCCAGTACCACAAAATATCTCTAATTTAGCATCTCCAGAAGTACCATCTACTGCAAATCCAAAATCTGGTTTACTACTTGCACCATTACCAAATCCAAGTTGTTTATTTGTTGGAATTTGTATACCAGCACTATTTTTAGAATTACTAACTGGTAAACTACTTGCACCTGCAACAGCAATACCACCTGCAAAAGTTGTTGATAAATCAGAAGCAAATGTAGCGATGGTATCATCAATAGCATTTAACGAACTTCCGCTACTGCCTTTTGTTGCAGATTTTATAATAACAGATCCTCCATCACCAGTCCCTTTACCAGCACCACCTGTTAATATTAAAGATCCACCAGCAATATTATCTGTTGTACCTGCTGTAGTAGATCCTCCAGATATTGTCAATGAATTTCCAACAGCACCATGAGCTGATGCTACTAAAGATAAAGTGCCTGCCGTTGCAGCAGCACCAAGAGTTATATCTCCACCAGATACAGTAAGATCTCCTGAAATACTTAACGCTGTAAGTGTTCCTAATGATGTAATGCTACCTTGTGCTGCAGTTGCAATAGTCCCTGTAATTGAGTCTATATGACCTTGCGCCCAAGACTTACTTGATGTCCCTAATTGACCTTCACCATCTGAATTAGGTACTATATTTTTTGTTGCCATGTTTTATTTTTTTTATTCACTAATATATTTTCTAACAACAGTTGGTGTTGCTTTTTCTTGTATTGCAGCTTCAATTACAGATTTATAACTATTTATTTTATCTGTCCCAAGTATATCTTCAACCCAACCAATCACATCAGATTCTTTTAAATCTGCAAACTCTGTAAAACTAGAAAGATCTGAGGTATCTATTTCTTCAGCACCAGTTGTTACTGATGAGTTTTTTTCTGCTGTATCATCTACACCTTCTAGCTTCCAATAAACTTTAAATATTACATCTGATTTACCACTTTTTGTTGGGTAGGTATCTACAGTTTTTGTATCCCATGTATATGTTATTGCCATTATTTTATTTTTTATTTTGGTGTTAAATCTCCATCTGCATTTACATTCCAATAACCTTCTTCGCTAGGTGACTCTGCAGGTGTTAGTTCTGTACTAGTTACATCCCAACAATCACTAAAGTCATAAGCAATACCATCTCTAGGTGTTAGCTCACCACCAACAACATCCCACACATAATCTTCTATTGCAGCAGCGGCAGATGCACCACTAGTTACGGAAGATAAATCTATGCTTAATCCTAACCCCGGCATTAGTATCCTAAGTAAGCAATTACACCACCATCAGCATCTGCATCAATACTAAAGCTATCCCATCTTCCAAATATTGTAAGACCCTTTGGGAAAACTGTTAAATTACTATCACCATCTGCATTAATAATTTGACCTCCAGATGCATTGCCAGCGTTTGGAGTATTAGATGTACCTGCTCCACCTTCACCTGTATCATCACCAACACAAATACCTTTTTGACCATCTGTTGGAGATAATGTATTAAATGTTGTATCAGATAAAAATTGTATTGCAATTATTTTACGATCATCTGGCGGAATTACATTTGCAGTTGTATTTGTAAATATAGATCCATTTTGTCCAAAGTCGTATCCTGTTCCGAAATGTATACTCATTTTTTTTTGTTTTATTTATGTTTTATTTAGGATCAAAACTACCTAAGTTAAAATTACCACTAAGTATATCATTACCTGATGACTCAAAGTTTTTAGGTGGTTTTTCATTTTTTCTTTGATCAATTAACTCAGATTGTTGAGTTGCTTGAATTTTAGTTCTATTATCTTTACGATCTTCTTTTTCTTTTTCTCTAGATTTTAAACTTTGAACTTCTAAAGCTTTAAGTCTTAAGTTCATTTGAAACTCAAGTTGCATTAACTCTTTTTTAGCAGCAACTTCTTGTTGCATTTTTTGAGCTTCTATTTGAGCTTTTAATTGTTCTAGTTGAGCATTAATTTGAACAAGAGATTGTTGTTTTTGAATTTCAGCTTGTGCAGCAACTTGTTGTGCTTGAGCATTTGCATTAGCTTGTGCTTGTATGTTTTGCTGTTGAGCAATTTGATCTCTTTCAAACTTTTTCCTTCTTTTTACTTTTAAAAGCTGATTAGCAAGCTTTACATTTTTGATTTGTCTTAAATCTATAGCATCTTCTAAATCTATTCCTTGTTGTGCAATAGCTGCTTGTATGTTGTTTTCAAGTCTTTGTTTTTCCTCTTCATCTGGCTCTAAATCTAAAAATATACCAAAGTCATGCAAATGTAAATCATGTAGTTCATCTAGAGTAGCAACATTATGTACACCTATACTTTGAATAAAAGCATCTCTAGTTTCCGAGTACTCTATTACATCAGATATTCTAAGAGATAAACACTCAGCAGTTTCTGCTGTTAAAAATAAACCAGATTGCAATATATGTCTAGTTGCTGTATTAGAATTTGCTGCAGCTATTTTTTGTAACCCTACTAAAGCGTTTTTATCAGGTGTGCTACCATCTCTTGCTTCATTCAGACCTGTAACATCTCTTATCATTTGTAGGTAGTAATTGTAGTTAGCTATTAGTGATTGCATCTTAGCTCCACCATTACCACTAGCTATTTCTTGAATAGGTACTTTACCGGGGTTCATATCTCCATCAGAAGTTAATGATCTACCTATTACACTACCAGTTTGAAAGAACATGTTTAATGCTTCTTGTGGATTGTAATTAGTTCCATTACCAAGATCAACTTCAGCTATACCATCAGCGTCTAAATAAACACCATCAGGTATCATTCTAGACATAACCTGTTGAAGTTTTAAGTGAGTTAATTGTATCATGTCAGCAAATCCTGTAATCCTGCTAACTAAAGACTCTATTCTACCTTTATATATCCTTGGTGCTACAATAGCATAATTCATTTTAACTTTACTATTATCACTTTTGGGTCGCATCATATTTGTTGCCATCTCCCATTTTAATAACATTTTAGTACCAAGTATTAAGACTCCTTCGTATAATACTTCAATAGACCTAGAAACTTTTTCAAAGTTAGAATCTAAAATTTCTATTGGAGGATTAAAGGTGTCATCTTTAATTAATATTTTAGTTCCTCCTGTAGCTGTTTCTTTTATTTTATAAACTTCATTCATATATGTTTTGTAATTAAAATACAAAACATCTATTTGATTATTGTCACTTTGATCGTATGAAGATTTATTGTTATATGCGGAAGTATTATTTGGTTGTTTCCTTATTTCATCTAAATCTTCTTGAGATAAATCTGGAAACTCTTTTTTTAATTCATTTATTGGTATTGTTTTTATTTCTCCTACATAATAAATATCTTCAAAGTTTGGAGACTCTGTATAAGAGTAAACTAAATTAGCAGGATCAACATATTCTATTTTTATACCTTCAGATTCTGTAAAAGTATTTTTAACACAACCTATACCTAATACAGTAAGGTCATAAAAAAATCTTTTCTTTGTAAGTTCATATTTATTAGCCTCAAACAATACATTAATAGCTTGCTCTTCAGCTATTTCTATAGCTTGTTTATATGTTAGTTGCATGTGCAATGCAAGCTCTTCTTCTGAGTCTGGTAATTTTTCTTCAGGAGTTGATGAAAGATCTAAACCAAAAGCTTGTTTTGAAAGTTCATTGAGTTCTTTAGTCCTCATATCCTTCAGTAATTCCTCCATGTATTCAGTTCTTTTACTAACTCCATGAGGGTCTTGAGAGTATGCTTTTATATCGTAAGTTCTTTCAGCAATACCATTAACTACAATATCTACAAACTTTGGTATGATCGGAACTGGTTTCCAATCTAAATTTAAATAAGACAAATCACCGTTTATAGATAATTCATCTTTATATTTTTGTATAGATTGCTCTCCTCTAGCATACAACCTTAATCTATGAAAATTATCAAAGTTTGTTCTGTATCTATCACTACCATAATCAGTGTAGTAAAACCATTCACTTTGTATAGCTTGAGCTACCTTGAGTCCATACTCTTGACTCATCTTTTCAAGATCACTAACTACTTGACTAGGAAAATAATTTTTAATACCTGATTGAGCCATATTATTGTTTTATTAATTTAGATGACATGCCTTCATTTTTATATCTAGCGAATCCAATATTTATTTTTTGTTTTTGTTTTTCTACAACAGGTGTATATAAATTTCTATTGCAAGCCATAATAGATAAACCACTACTTATAGATGCATCAAATTTAGTTCTATTATTTATATCAAATTTAGACCAATCATTCAATGTTTTATTAAAAAACATATCTCCATAACTACCATTT